GAAATTAATTCAAGCGTTAGACGTTGCAGATTGGCAAGGTGACACAACTTCATTAACTGTTAACTTACAACGTTATGATGGTTGGATTAAAACCATTGATGCAGGTTCAGCGGTGAACGGTAACACGGGCGGTGTAACAGTTGCAACTGGTGTAACAGCAGGTAACATTTTGGCTATCTTAGAAGCTATGTGGTTGGCACGTACTGAGGAATTAGCAGAGAGAAATGATTTGGTATTGTATTTACCGAAAGTATGGTATGATTTGTACATTTCAGCCTTGAAAAATGCGAACATGTACCACTACGTATCAATGGATGGTGACACTAAATATTACGGAACTGAGATGACTATTCGTCCTACTTATGGACTTAGAACATTAAACCGTGCATTTATCACTTACCCAACGAATTTAGTTATTGGAATGGATGGAGATAATGACGAGGAGTTTACTTACAGAATTGATCCTGTGACTAACAAAAAAATCTTAGTAGATGCTTTGTTTACAAGAGGCGCACAGGTTTATTTTGTTGAGCAAGTGGTTGAATTCACTTTAGTACCTTAGTCAAAAAAGTAAATAATTAGAGGGGTGAGATTCCCCTCTTATTTAATTTAAAAAAGAAAATGAGTACAATCAATTCATATAGCGATATCTTTAGAAAAGACAAGATCACCAATAAATTTGTAGATATTGACAAAACTATCTACGTTCAAGAAGTTCAATTAACAGCGGCTAATCTTATCGCAATGCGGACTACTCCCGTTGTGGTTGTTCCTGCCGTTGCTGGTCAGGTTCTTGATTTTGTTGGTGCTGTTTGTATTTTCGATTACAATAGTGTGCAATTTACAGGTGGTGGATCAGTTTCATTTGTTGAACAAACAAGCGGAACGGGGTTATCTGGAAGTATTGCCGACACGGTAATTAAAGCGGCTGCAAACTCGATCACGAAAGTGTTACCAGTTGCGGCTACTTTAACAGAAAACAAAGGAATTTGCATTACAAATGGTACGGCAGCGTTTGCAGCTGGTAACTCGGTGATGCGTGTGAAAGTAGCGTACAGAAGATACGCAACAGGATTATAAATAATTTAAAAAAAATTTAAATATGGCATGTGTATTAACATCAGGATTCGCAGAGGAATGCGACGATAGTTTAGGAGGGATAAAAGCAGGACAGTTTTTAGTTGGACAATTAGGTACTGTTTCAGCTTCTACTGTTGTAGCAGGTGAGGTTACAGCAATTACTCAAGTAGCGTTGACAAACTTTTATCGCTACTACATGAAAAAAGAAACGGCTAACGCTGTGATCACGACAACCAAAGACCCATTAACAGGAACAACGGTTTCGGAAACAGTAGTAACGGCGATGCTTCAAAAAATGACGGCGGCTAAAAATGTGGAGTTTAAACTTTTAGCAGGTAAACCGTTGGTATTAATTTACCAAGATCAAAACGGTTTATGGTGGACGGTTGGAATCACCAACGGAGCAGAGTTACTTTCTCAAGCAGCTCAAACAGGACAAACTTTAAACGATCAAAACGGTTATACGTTGACGTTTACAGCTCGTGAGGGGCATTTGCCTTACACAGTTGACCCATTGGTGGTAGATGGATTGGATATTGTTTAAAATTAAACAAAAAAAATAAGGGGAGATTTTAACCGATCTCCCTTTTTTAAATTATATTTATGATTAAAAGTAAATTAATTGGAGCAAAAATGTTAACCAAAGTAGGTTGGATTACAATCGAAGAAGGTCAGGACAAACTTTATAAGAAATTAGGACTAGATATTTTTGAAGATGAAATTGAACAAGGGAACGATAACGACAAACGTATCATTAAGTCTAAAAGAAAAAACAACGATAAGCAATCCGATTTATCTATTTGAGTTCACTAACGACACCACAGGACAAAGTAATACGTGCATTTGTCAAGACGTTTCAGTAGTTGGAGTACAAAGAGATAGGGCGAACCTTTTCAATATTACTGAGGGTACTAATAACCGCCTTAATTCGATGCTTATTTTATTTAATGAGGGGCGTTATCGGTACGTTATTCGCCAACAAGTTTCATCTACTAATTTAGATCCAGCTTTGAGCGGTGACATTGTGGAGCGTGGAATCATGGTACTTTTGTCAACCGCTGAAAACCCATACACAGAACACGAAATTGAATTAACATATATATCACATGAGCCATAATTATTTTATAGGTCAAAGCGGTCGTTTAATTGCTTTTAATTCGCATAAAACGCCTGAGTTTAAGGAGCAACAATCAGTTGATTGGGTGTTGTATGGAAGTGATGACGAATGGAAAAATAGATATCCAGACTATTCAATTCACAATTATAATTCCAGCCCTAAGAATAATACAATTATCAATAAAAAATGTGAGTACACAATAGGGCAAGGACTTACCTACGATTCGGTTGGGCTTGATTTACCTAGAAAAATTGAAGCTAAAACTTTTATCCACAAAATTAAAGATAATGATTGTTTTCCAAGATCGGTAAAAGATCGTGCCATTCATGGGGGGTTTGCAAATGAAATGATTTACAACAAAAAAGGTGATAAGGTTATGCCTTACCATGTTGATTTTTCATACATCCGTATATCCAAACCTAAGTGGAACGAAAAGGAAATGAAGTACGAAGATCCAATTTTTTATTACACATCCAATTGGAACGTTCGTAAACCGCAGGAAAATAAAGACTGGACTATTTTCAAAATGTTTAAATGGGATGAATCTCCAGAGCCATCAAAAAGATACCTATACTACTACAAAGATTATAGACCTAGTTTAGGGGTATACCCTTTGCCTGAGTATGTGGCGTGTGTTCCTTATATTTCAGCCGATTTTGAGATAGCTAACTTCACGTACAATAATGTCAAAAACGGTGCAACGGCTGGTTATTTGGTGAACTTCTTTAATGGTGAACCGAGCGAGGTACAAAAACGGAACATAACCGAAATGTATCGGAACACGTTTCATGGAACTGACAACGCTGGTAAATCGTTATTATCTTTCAATGAATCTAAAGATTCGGGCGTTGAGGTTACTCCAATTAATCCAAACGGTCAAGACGATAGGTTTACTAATTTGAACAACTCTATAAGAGATGAAATTTATACGGGTCATGGTGTTGATCCTGTTGTTGTTGGTTTGAAAGGTGATAACGGATTTAATAATAATGCAGACGAAAAGCGAACCGCTGTTAATGAGTGGCAAAATTCATACGTAGATACGGTTCAAGGTATTTTTGAGGATTACTTTACCGATGTAATGAATTTTAACGGTATTGTTGGTAAGGTTAAAATTCTTAAAAAGCAACCCGTATCAAAACCACTTTCTGAAGCTATACTTACTCAAATTTCAACTATTGAAGAACTTAGAGAAATGGCAGGACTTGGAAAATCAAAAGTTGAACCTAACCCCGTTAATGATTCACTTACTCAATTATCGCCACTTGTTCAAAATAAGATACTTGATTCAATGAGTTTAGAAGAAATTAGGTCGCTAATCTCTTTGAAAACTTTAAGTCCGATTGATAAAGCAGAAGTAAAGACTACTCAAACGATGGCAAAAGATGACCAGCTTTTACGAATGTTTGTCAACTCAGGAATATTTGATGACGAATGTGAATTGATTGATAAAAGAGAAATACCGATTTTTAGCACAAAGGACGCGTTTAAGAAGGGAAATGAGTTTAAAGATATGTTTGTGAACCAAACTGAAATAAATGCTTTAAAGCTACTTATCGGAGAAACTCCACCAAATGAAATAAAATCACTTTTGCAAATTACAACGGATGAGTATAACGAAATTATAAAATCACTCCAAGAACAAAAGCTACTTAATGACGAATTGCTGGCTACCAACAAAGGTAAACGTGAAGCGAAAAAAAGCGAAGTTTTTGTGGTTTATAAATATGTGAAACGTTCCGATGTCGATGGTCCTGCAATTATCGAAACTACTCGACCGTTTTGTAAGAATCTTATCCGATTAAGTGCAAATAAAAGCTGGCGGTTGGAAGATATACAAGCAATGAATAATGACATGCCAACGGATAGCATAGCTTCGGATGTGTTTACAAGTCGGGGCGGTTGGCGAACGATCGAGGGTACAAATATTCACGTACCTTTCTGCCGCCACGTATGGGAACAAAGATTAGTAAGGTCAATTTAAAAAACAATATAACATGGTAAGAGCATTATTTATATCTGAGAAGTTTCTAAAAGATCACACGGCACTTGACGAGAATATTGACATGAAAAAAATTCGCCCAACTATTTATCAATGTCAAATTCAATACATTCAGTCATTAATTGGAACGCAATTGTATGACGATTTACTCGCTAAAGTAGTAGCAGGAACATTAGCTGGGAACGATTTGATTTTGGTGAATAACTACATTGCAGACTGTTTAACATATTGGTGTATGTACGAATTACAAATCCCTTTATTGTTTAATTTCAGGAATAAGTCGACCGCTACAAATAACAGTGAGCATTCGCAACCGATCACCACAAAGGAACTAGATCGGATTGAAAATAGATACAAGCACAAAGCGGATTATTTTAGCAAAAGGATTGAATTGTACCTACTTGCTAACGCTAATCTTTACCCTCTTTATATGAAGTCAAACGCTATTGATGAAGAGTTACCTCAATCAAATAGCGGTGGGACTAGCTTATATTTGGGGATGGGTGAAACGGAGTGCAATAGGTTTCTTTTTTCTACCTAAATAAAAAATTACTTTTATGAGTAAATTCAAAACAATAGATAAGAAATTACTAAAATATTATGCTAACTTACAACAAGATAATCCAATTAAACCGAGACTTTGCCAACAACCATTGGCAGATAAAAACGTTCGGAAATGGAGCGGCTTATAATATTGTCCTTCATGACAAAGAGGATTGGTTTACTTATCCGCTTATGTGGATGGAGGATTTACCGTTCCCTTTAAATGACAAAGAGTTCCAGTTTTCTTTTCGGGTTTATTTTATTGCTCAAGTTGCACAATTGGAGGACCAAGAAACCGACCTAGATTCAACAAATGAAAATGAGGTTAAAAGCGACATGATCCAATGCGCTCAAGATTTACTTTCTTTTTGGGGTCAGGATTCGGATTACTCAAATTTAATTTTAATAAAGTCTGGGATTGTTTTTAATACGATTACAGATAAATTCAGCGACCGTGTGACTGGTTGTTATATTGACCTGAAATTAAAGCAGGGCTTCACGTATAACAAGTGTGCTATTCCTATGACAGGAGTAACACCACCGCCAAGTGTGACGTGTCAAGATGCAACGATAAATATAAACGGAACCGCATTTACAACCGTTGCAAGTGGTGGTTTACTAAATATTGGGGTTGAATACCAAACGAGCGTTTCAAACCCCATTCATTCAATAGTTGGCGATAATATTATTATTGTCGATCCCGTTCCGATTGTTTGTGATGATGCTACTTATAATTTATTGAATAGTTTGGCACAGAACAAAGGCACAGGAACAATACCAAGCGGAGCAACCGAAAGCATAAACCTCAGCGATTCAATTGTGGACGTTTATTTAGATAGTGTTTTAGTTGGTACGGCATCCGTACCTTATGGGAATAATGAAACAATCAATGTAACTTTTAGTTAATAAAATGGCAATAGATATAGAAATAGATTCAAGTGGACTAGTTAAAAAATCGGCATATACCCCAGCGCATTCGATTTTAGTACAGCAGTCAGGAACAGGAAGTCCAACGGCTTTGCAGATTTCAAACAATACCCTAGTCGGTCGCTTGAGTGGTGGCGGTTCGCTTATTAATGACCTCAGCGCAACGGATGTTAAAACCTTGCTTGACATTCAAATCTCAGACGTTGACAATTTACAAACGTCATTGGATGGTAAACAGCCTAGTGGTGACTATGCTACGAACACGGCACTAAGTAGCGGACTAGCAACTAAGCAGCCTTTAATTGCGCCTTTAATGCCATACGATTATTGGTATGAAACTAGATTTTTGCAAGCAAACGTTGTTCAACCGCACTTATTAGGTGCAGCAATATCGAGTGGAACGGCAACCACCGCCGTGCCTGTTTTGGCTAGTAACACCCTTTATCCTTATGGGGTATTTTTACGGTCGTCAACTACTGCCAACGGTGGTTATAAATTTTCGACTACCTTATTAAATTCTAATTTTTTCGGTGGGGTTGCTATAAAGTTTCAAACGGCTATCATGTGGAAAACATCGTTTACAGGTCGAACCGTAAGAGTGGGGTATCATGATGGGGCAACCGTAGCCGATGTCAGTGATGGTGGTTATTTTGAGATATTGGATAATGTGGTTAATTGCAAGACATCGAACAATTCCATACGTACAACCGTTACAATGGCAACCACATTATCACTTGATGAAATTTATTTATTTGACATTGAATGTAACACCGCTGGAACATTAATCACTTACAAATTAATTAACGCAAATACAAACGTTGTGATTGAAACAGCAACTATTGCAACAAACATTCCAACCGCAACAACAAGGGGCTTCGGAGTTTCTCTAGTTGCAACCGAAGCAAGTATAACCGCTAGTGATATTTGCGTAATTTACTATGCAGGGAACGGAACATTAAGCGGATTTAATAGAATAAGAAACTAAGTTATGAGAACAAAATATATAGTTGAATTTAATTCAAACGGGGCAAAAGTAAAGATTGAATTTTTAACCAAAGAGCAAAGAGATCAGTTTGTAATTGATGCCGCAATTATAAACCCAATCGTTTCAGAAATTGAAGAAGAAATACCTTTAGAAGCATGAGAGATAAAATAACTTTAGAGCGAATTAAAACAGCACACCCTGTAATTAGAGAGGAATTACAAGAATTGTATATTGCAATAAATAATAAACTACCCAAAGGCGTACGGCTTCGTTTTAGCCACGTTTATAGGTCGAATGAGGTGCAAGATGCTTTGTATAACAAACGCCCTAAAGTGACCAATGCAAAGGGCGGTCAATCGATCCACAATTACGGGTTGGCGTTCGATATTGTGATCCTGTTTGATACGGATGGGAACGGTACTTTTGAAACCGCTTCATGGAAGCAAGATGAACATTTTGCGAAAGTTGTTAGTTTTTTCAAAAAAAATGATTATACTTGGGGCGGTGATTGGACTAGCTTCAAAGATAATCCACATTTTCAAAAGGATTTCGGATATACATGGCGAACGCTTATTGATTTAGAAAAATTCACCGATACAAATGGAATTAGTTACCCAAAAATTAAACTATGAAAACAATTATAACACCATTAATTTACATCGCATTTGGCTTTGGATTAGCATGCGGAGCGTTTTATTTTTATTCATTGAACCAAGAGCCAACCACGCAAGTTGTGAACACGTTCCGTAAAATCAAGAATAAAAAAGGAACAACCGAAATAGATGTCACAAGCGAAGTCACACCGCCAGTTGAAGAACCAAGACGAAACCGCCGTAATAAATAAAACCCAAAAACAGACCTACCCATGTCGAATTTAATTGAACTACTTAAACAACCTAGCATCCTTTATTTAATCATTGGAACGCTTATAGCCCTTACTCCGATCATATCCAAGTCCGTTAAATGGTTTTGGACATCCACAAAAGCAGACGTTAAAAAAGAGGTTATTAATGAGCTGAAAGAGGACAACCAAGCGTTCAAGGATTTAATGCACGAGCAAATGGAAGTAGTAAAAGATACTGTTGAGGTGGTGAAAGATAGTATTGAGGTAATGAAAAGTGATGGTAAAATGCGCCAAAAACAACATGAGGGATTAATGAAAGTAATGGATTTGCATATTACCGAGCTAGTCCACATGAGGCAAAAAGTCGATAACCATGAGGAACGAATTGAAAAAATAGAGAAAGTAAAATGAAACAAGAAATAAAAGACTTTGTTATTGGATTCCTTTACACATTCTCGAATAATGCAAAAGGTAATTCAGCACGTAAAACAACGGCGTTTGCGCTTATGTTATGCGTGGGTTGGGTACATTATAGCTATTTGTCAATTGACACGGCTGCAAGCATTTTGTTAATTGATTTGTCATTCGTTGCCCTATTGCTAGGGATTGTCACGGCTCAAAATTTGATTGAATTAAAACTTGGTAAAAAAGAAAAAACATGCGAAAAAGATTAAGTGATGAAATTGCAATTAAATTAGGATTAAAATTAATAACTAGCGACAAAGATGGCAATCCAAAATATTACTTGAACAAAAAAAAGTTAGAAGAATACAATAAACTTGTCAACCTTGAAAAATTATCAATCAAAGGTAAAAGCACCCTAAGTGACAAAGATGGCAATTTGGTCATGGAGTGGGTTAAAACAGAAGTTAGCGAAAAGGATAAAATTGAAAACCTTAGACAGGCGATTAAGGCGCTTAATGATGACATAATACCATGCAAAATAACTCCCAAGCCACAGGGTGAAACCTATTCAAATTTAATTAATCAATATACATTGACCGACTACCATTTAGGTATGATGGCATGGGGTGAAGAAACGGGAGCGGATTGGGATATTAAAATAGCAGAAGAAACTTTGATCAAGTATTTCAAATATGCTATTGAAAGTAGTCCGAAAGCTGAAACGGCTATCTTTGCGCAATTAGGTGACTTCCTGCATTGGGATGGCATGGATGCGGTGACACCACAAAGTAGAAATTTATTAGACGCTGATACAAGGTTCACGAAATTAGTCAGGGTTGCTATTAAAGTGATTCGCCAAGTCATTAATATGCTATTGCAGAAATACCCAACCGTTAAATTAATAATGGCAGAAGGTAACCATGACATGGCTTCATCGATTTGGCTACGTGAAACCCTAAGTATCTTTTATGAGAACGAACCACGTATAATAATAGATACCAATCCTAGCCCGTATTACTGCATCACATGGGGCGATTGCTGTTTATTTTATCATCACGGCCACAAAAAGAGTGCAGAAAGTTTAGATTCTGTTTTCGTGTCAAAATTCAAGTCTGAGTTTGGGAAGTCAAAATTCGTTTATGCGCATACCGGTCATTTGCACAATACAAAAATGATTGAGACAAATTTAATGATAGTCGAGCAACATCGGACACTAGCGACCAAAGATGCCTATGCTAGTCGTGGCGGTTGGAGTAGTGGGAGAGATTCAAAAGTAATCACATATCACAAACAATTTGGTGAAGTGGATAGGCGTACTATTAATATTGATGCAATTTCTTAAAAAAAAATGTTTGAATTAAAAAATTTAACTATATTTACATTTCTGACATAATAATTTAGTATTTTTTCGTATTTCGTTAAAACCTCTAGTTCCCAGCTAGGGGTTTTTTTTGTCTTATTTTCAGCTACTTAGATAGGTTTGTTAAATTTTTAACATAATAAATTGAAAATAATTTAATTTAGTTGCACCTAATTAAAATAATGTTTGTATATTTGTCAGACAGAAACGAAAAAAATATATTATGACAACAGTAGAAATTTACGCAAACAAAGACAACAGCAAAAAAATTTACATTATCAAGGTTGTTAAACCAAACACAAAAAAAAGTTTATTTTTTCCACAAACCCCTGAAGGTAAAAGATTAAATTCTACTCTTTTTGTAAGAAAATACGATGCTGTAAACTTAGGTAGAATTTATTTAAACAATTAAAACTAATGGAGAAACAAAAAAGAGGGGTAAAACCTAAAGAAGATCGAGACCAAATTAAAGAACGTTTGACAATATTCGTTGAAAAATGGAAGTCCAAAAAAATAGGTAAAGATCAAGCCAAGAAAATAGCATACACGGCAATTTCAAACGCCTGTAAAGAAAATCAATTAAAAACAAATTAATATGTCACCAGAAAAACAACTAATAAAAGAAATCAAAAAAATCGTGTACGAACATGAAGCCGACCCCGACCAAATTAATTCGGTGGTGATTCGATACCGCTTAGCAATTAGTAAAGTAACTAGAACCGAAGCAGAACATTTAATATATTGCGCTTGCATAGCTACAAATGCGGATGCTTACATCGTAATATCCAAAATTCGAAAAGCAACGGCCGTACGAGCTAGATATTTAGTTTGGAATCATATCAGAACTACAAAGCCTTCGATGTCGTTTAGACGAATTGGATTAATTACAGGCGGTCACGATCACTCGACTGTTATGCACGGACTAGCAGCGTTAAATCAATGGCTGGAGTATGACAAAGAGATAATTGAGGAGTACAAAATATTCAATAAATTACTAGCAGCATGTTAAACAATTATCCCATCAATACTTTGATCAACAAAATCGAGGAATTGCAAAAGGAGCGAAAACGGATTAAGAACTGTTTAGAGTGGTTTGAAGATGAAATGACCACACAGGCATACGAACGGATCGACACGCTTATTGATTCGCTCGAAACAGCGGTTAAATTATTGAGAGAGTTTACAGAATCAAATTAAAAAATAGAGATATGAAACAAAAATTGATAGTAATTTTAATAGGTTTCAGCGTTTGTGTTTTATTGCTAAATTTTGAAACCAAGCCGCAACCGGTTATTGAAATAAATGTAACCGATCAAGTTGAAACTAAGTTTCTGAAAATTGACCGTGCAACAACATACAATCCTACTAAGTGGCAATGTGATGCCGATCCATTAACCACCGCCGACAATTCATTGATTGACGTTGAAAAATTAAAAGCCAATCAAATAAAATGGGTGGCACTTTCGAGGGATTTAATTTTAGATCCATACCGTAATAGTTATTTTCCACACAGGGGGCATTGGAACGGTTTATTTTCTTTCGGTGACACAATAGACGTTCGATCGGTTTCAAGCCCTCAGATCAACGGCAAATGGGTTGTGCGTGATTGCATGAATGCTAGGTACAAAAATAGTATTGACTTTCTTTTGGATAGCCAAAGCAATAAACCGAAGCTAGGGCTTTGCAAAGATTTAATAATTAAGCTATGAAAGTTAAACGATTCCACAGAATTAGAACGGGGTTTTGGTTATTCATGGAATGGTTACTCCTGCACTAATGCACTATAAAATGGTTTTTTTATATACCCCTTTAGAAAGATAAAATGTAATTTAGGGGGTACCCCCCAAAAAAAGCAAAATCTTAGTGCAGTTAGTGCAGGGATCTAAAAATCAAATAGTTAATTGCACTACTTGCACTACAAAAAAAAAGTAGTAATTTTATTAGTATATTAGAATTAAGTTGTATATTTGTGGCTCGAAGCATGGAAACTTCAAAGCATTATTTAAAAAAAGAGTTATCCGATGACGGTTTTTCCATGCACCAAGTCGGGTAGCTCTTTTTAATTTTAAATTATGATTGTAACAATATTTAGAGATTTACTTAAAACTACTGATGTTCCTTACCATGTAGCAATTGATAAAGTGATTGACCGTATAAGAATCGGAAAATCTAAAGATAAAATTGAACTGATAAGAAATGGAGACAAAGAAACTAAAAAGAAACTACCGTGCATCCTGTTCAGTGGAACGTTCTCAGAACGAAATGCCAACGGATTAATTGAGCATAGCGGTTTAATGGTTTTAGATTTTGACAATATACCACCGTTGCAGTATGATAAGGTGAATGAGAACCTAAAGACTAACCCGTTTTGCTTTTGTACCTTTAGAAGTCCTTCGGGGGATGGATTGAAAGTGGTTATTAAGATAGATAAATGCGACAAGGCACGGCACTCTAAAATCTTTGAGCAGTTTAGTTTGGATTACTCGTATGACTATTTGGATAAGTCTGGAAGTGATTTGTCTAGGGTGTGTTTTGAATCCTTTGATCCTAACATTTATGTGAACAAAGATTGTGAAACTTATAACCCTATTATAATTGATAAAGGGTACCAAATTAAAGATAGAGTTCCATTAATTCCAATTACAGACAATGACATTATTATTAATAAAATAATGGAATGGAATTGGTCTAAAGACTTTAGAGAGGGAGAAAGGAATGCGTTTGTATTTGATGTGGCTAGCGCTTTTTGCGAGTATGGAGTAGATCAAACGAATGCCGAATATTATATCGAAAATAATATCATTCACGGTGATTTTACCTCAGCTGAAATGGTGAACACAATTAAAAGCGCATACCGATCTAGGCAATTTAATTGCAAGTACTTTGAGAATTACGAGAAAATAAATAAAATAGCGATTGACATTCCAAAAGGTCGGGATGTGGTGACGAAAAAATACAACGTTTCATCTGAAATATTTGAAGAGATAAAATCGAATGACGAACATTTGGACTTTTGGAACAAAGACGATAAAAGTAAGGTAAGTATTAACCCTATTTTTTACAAACGCTTTCTCGAAAGGAATGGATTTAAAAAGTATTTTCCAGAGGGAGCGCAAAAACCGATCTTTGTTTCGATCAACTCAAATAAAGTTAGTGAAACGTCAGTAGAAAAAATAAAGGATTTTGTGTTAAACTACCTAGAGCAAAGATCGGAGTTCGATGTTTGGAGCTATTGCGCAAAATATGCAACCTTATTCAGTGACAACTTTCTTTTGATGCTGGAATCAGTTGAATTAATGATGCTGAAAGATACTTCTAAAAAGTCCTTTATTGCTTTTCAAAATGGGATATTAGAAGTAACTAAGAACACCACCAACATGATTGATTTCATTGATGTAGATGGGTACATTTGGGAATCACAGATAATTGAACGTAGCTTCAATATTATTAATAAGAATGATAACGATTACAAAGTTTTTATTCATAACATTTCAAACAGTAACCCGTTAGCTATTGAATGTACAATTGGTTATTTACTTTGCACCCATAAAGATAAGATGAATAACAGGGCTATTATTTTAAATGACGAAGTAATTAGCGAGAATCCTGAGGGGGGAACTGGTAAAGGGTTATTTATACAAGGGATTGCAAATATTAGAAAGGTTTCAATTTTAGATGGTAAAGCGTTCGATGATAAAAAGTCATTCCCATATCAAACGGTATCAGCTGAAACGAATGTGCTGGTTTTCGATGATGTAAAAAAGAATTTCGATTTTGAAAGTAAGTTTAGTTTAGTAACTGAGGGGATGACCTTAGAGCGAAAAAATAAGGATGCTATTAAGCTGAAAGTTGAAGACAGCCCTAAGATTGTCATATCGACAAATTATGCTATTAAAGGGGAGGGTAACAGCCATAACCGAAGACGTCACGAGATTGAGTTTGCGCAGTATTATGGCAAGGACATTACTCCGATTAGCGAGTTTAACAGGCAGTTATTTGACGATTGGGAGCTGAGTGATTTCAATAAGTTTGACAATTACATGGTGGAATGTTTGCAGAAATACCTCAACAATGGATTAATTGAGCAAAATGCTAAGAACATTCATTTAAGGAAGTTTATAGCTGAAACGTCAATGGAGTTCTTTGATTGGATTAATGACCGGCAGAACCTAACTTTAAACGCTCGGCATGATAAAATTGAGGTGTACAATAGATTTGTTGAAGATTATCCAGACTTTAAGAAATGGCTGCAAAGAAAGACCTTTAGCATTTGGATTAAAAAGTATTCATCTTACAGGAATTTTGAGTATAGTGAGGGTAGGACACCCAACAGATGGTTTTCAATTAGTGATGGTGGCCAAATAGCAGAAACTAAATACGATTGGCTAAATGACTAAACTAAGGAGTTACCAAATCGAACTAGCTAATAAAGGGGCTGACATTTTAAATAGAAAAAAAATAGTCTATTTAAATATGGAAGTTAGAACCGGCAAAACTTTAACAGCTTTGGAGATCGCAAAATTGTTTGGGGCTAAAAATGTTCTGTTTACGACTAAAAAAAAAGCGATCCAATCTATATTAAAAGACTATTTTGATTTTGGTTATAATGATATTTTTGATATATTAGTTATAAATAATGAATCTTTACATAAAATAGAAGATAAGTTTGATTTGGTTATCCATGATGAAAGCCACCGTTTTGGAAATTTTCCCAAGCCTTCGACCGGCACAAGGTTATTTAAAGAAAAATACAGCCGTTTACCAATGATCTTTTTATCTGGCACAATGACCCCCGAATCTTACAGCCAAATCTATCACCAATTTTGGGTGTCGAAATATTCACCATTTGCAGAAACTAATTTTTATAAATGGGCGAATGTTTACGTAAATAAAACGGATCGGTATTTAGCGCATGGCAAAATTACGGACTACTCCGATGCTAGGATTGATTTAATTAAAAAAGTGATTGAGCCGTATATTTTGACCTTTACACAGAAACAAGCTGGATTCACTACCGAAGTACAAGAAGAAGTTTTAACGGTTCAAATGAAGCAATCTACTTATAATGTGATTGAATTATTAAAGCGTGACAAGGTTGTGATAGGTAAAAAAGGCG